CTCTGGTGCCCGGTGCGCTCGCTCACTGAGCACCAGAGGGAGGCGAGACGCACGGGCAGGGCTCAAGCTCCGGCGTCTTGGGGTCGTCACAGCAGGTGTGACAGGGCATTGCACAGGGGCCGTTGAGCGCCGGGCAGCCACAGTCGCCGCCCGACTCGGCCCACCGCCGACCGATCTGCGCGACGCCGGCCATGGCGAAGCAGGCGAGCGAGAGACACACGAGCGTGTCTCCGAGGCGCCTCACGACGCGCCGCCCAGGACCTCGCGAGCCCTCTGTGCGAGCCACTCAGGGGCGGGCTCCCATGAGCACTTGGTCTCGCTGTAGTAGTGAACCTGGGGGCCGGTCGGGGGCACCGCGCAGAGATAGGGGCCAAACGTGTCGGACACACCGACGCACGTCCAGCCGAACGGGTGGATACGGGCCGACTCGCGCTCCTTGGCGATACGAATGCACTCGCGCGCCTCTTCGGCCTCCCGCTCCTTGCGCGCCCTGATCCACTCGCGCGCCTCTTCCATGCGCTGCTGGATCTCGGCCTCACGAGTCGCGTCCCACCAGTCGCGCGACTTCTCCAGTCGCGGCGCGGGCTCCCTCGTCTCCGTGACTCGGGTCTCCACTCGTCGGGCCTGCTGTGCTCCCCAGTAGGCCGATCCGTCAGAGGCTCGAGCGGGAGGGAGCGTGTAGGCGGCCCCTCGCCGGCCCCGGAGGACCATGTAGGCCATGACGAGCATCAGGAGGCCCGGGACCAAGAGCACCAGGGCCGAGAGCGCACCCAGGCGGATCATGCGGACCTCCTGCGGGCGCACTGTTCACACCTGGTCGAATGCCCGCTAGCCAGGTCGGCGATCCTCCGCGCGCATTCGATTCCGCAGTCGCACCGCACAACTGCGTAGGCCACCATGCGCGTGTAGCCACCCGGGGTCGTGTATGGCCTGTGTTCGTGGCTCACCACCGACAGGCGCCCAAATCGGGAACCCACGGGAGCCTTCTCCAGCATCTTGCGCCGGCGGTTGGGCCTAGGCCCGCGCCGCGCGTTGCGACGCTGCTCGGACGCCGTCGTCCAGCGCAGGTTGCCCGGTTCATACCCCTGGTCGTTATCGATCCGATCGAGACTCAGCCCGGGCTCTCCGGCTCCAGGGAGCGCGGCGATGTATGCGAAGAAGGCGCCGCGATCAGCTACCCACGCAGCGTGCACGGTGATCCCGCGACCGCCGTAGTCTGCATATTTGGGGCTCGCGTGATTGGTGCAGCGGTTGATCGCGCCGCAGACAGCCCTCTTGATCTTCTTGGGCCCGCCGCACACAGCATTGGCCCCGCTCACTTGACGGCCCCCGCCGCCTCGCTCGTGACGCGGTTATCCCGCGCCGCGCCGAGGCCCAGCCCCGTGAGCACCGCGCCGATCACCAGGCCCCAGTTGCAGAGGGTCGCCGGATCGTTGTCCAGCGCGTGGGCCAGTTCAGGGGAGACCACCGCCAGCGCGCCCAGGAGGCCCAGGAGCGTCGTGCGCCACGAACCCTTCGCCACCGCAGCAAGCTTGTCAGTCATGGTGAGCACCTTCCTCGGGTGTTGTAGTACTTCAGCCCACCGACCGACCGCTCTAGCGGGTCCGATCCCTCACGGCGTCGAGCTCGAGGGCGCGCAGGCGCTTCTCGTGGTCGGCCTGGACCGACTCCACGCGGGCCGCGTTGCGGTTCGTCTCCTGCGCGCGCGCCTCGAGCTGATCGAAGCGGCCGAGCACTACGGCGCGGAACTCCCGCAGTTCGGCGGCGACGCTCTGCCCGGTAGCAAGAGAGCCGGCCCCGCCGCCAGCGACAGCCGTGGAGAGCGCCACGAGGGCAGCGGTAATGATCCCGACCTGCTTGGACTCGGCCTTTCGCTCAAGTCGCGCCGTTTCGCTCACGCCTACGCCCCAATCTGCACTGCGCCATGCACGATGGCGCGCGCGAGGCGCATTACGTCCTCGTGGGTGCCCTCGCCCTTGGCTGCGTTGTAGATCCAGCAAACAACCTGAATGTTGTCGGGGACATACCCGCGCTGCGGGCTGATGCGGTCAATAGTTGGCGCAAATGGCCCGCGGCCATTGCGCTCAACCACAAAGGGGATGCCTGTGACCTCGCATCGTCCACAGAGAACGCGGCGAATGATGTCCCGCACACACAGGGAAAACGGAACGCCTTTGACGGCAGCGCGCTCCCTAGCGCGATTAAACATGCTGCGGCCGCGAAGGAAGCCGGCGCGGCAGCGCGCCTGATCCGTCCATGCCATCGCGCACGCAGAGGAGCACGTTCTCCTTACCTCGTCTGCGTGGAACCTCTTAGCGCAGGCCACGCACCGCAGCCCCTTCGACGCCATGCGGCTCTTAGCGAGGCCGTACGATGTCCGACAGCGCGGACCGCAGTAGCGCTTGGTGCGACCGCGCCCGGATTGAACCAGCAGCGTTCCGCACCACCCGCACTTCATCAGGGCACGTCCGTGTAGTTCCCGCCGCTATCGGCGGCTACGTCTTGGCAGAACTCACGCCACTGGCCTGACGCCTCAATCCCGAACACGTTGATGGTGGCGTGCTGGGCGTTTGCACTACTGATCATGCGGCGGTGGACGGCCTCGGCGTCGATCTCGCCGCAGCCCGGCGCCCCGTCCGTGAGGAGCGCCAGGGCCTCTACCTGGCGGTCAGAGAGGGCCAGCGCGCACGCCGGGCCGGTCCCAGTGCCTCCACCAGCCTGGAGGAGCCGCACCCAGCGGATCGCCTCTACCTTGGCCCCGTCACTGGCAGGACGGAGAGTGGGCCAGAGACGGGTCACGGTGCAGGAGTAGGAGACCGCGTTGAAGCGGATCGACGGCGGTAGGCCCCGGATGCTCCGCTCGGCCTCCACCTTCGCGCGCGGGAGTCGGCGGGAGCGCATGGAGCCCGACACGTCGAGCACGTAGACCAGAGTCCCGTTCTCCGACTCGATCTCCTCACCGAAGAAGACCGGAGGGGGCTCGTCGCGCGGGTCGTCCTCGACGGGCGGGAGTGGGACGACTCCGTCAGGCCGGCGGAAGCGGTCCGGGGCGGTCAGGGTCGTGGACGCGACTGGTGCGTAGGCCGAGGGGTGGACTGGAAGGTCCAGAGTCGGGTCGGGGAGGTCCTGAGCTCGGGCCACGGTCCAGAGGAGCAGCCCAGCGGTGAGGAGCGCCTCTACCCACCAGCCGCGCCAGGGGGTCAATGGCCCGCTCGCGGGTCTTGCGACGTTACGTGGCCCATTTCGTGGACGAGCGCCGGGAGAAGTGGCGTCGTCTCGTGCGGCGCCATGCGGAACGCGACCTGAATCCAGCCCTTCATGTCGGTCATTCCGCGCGCCAGTCCAGTGGGGCTCGCGGAAGTGGAGAACGAGCCCGGGTCACGGATCACCACTTCGAAGTGGGGCGGGACTCCGGCGGCGTCGATCTCCAGTAGTGACTCAGTGAGCAGAGGGTCTCTGAGCCACTTCGGCGCCCAGACCAGCACGCCGCGACTAGTGCGGACGTGCCGGCCCGGGGAGCGGTCAGCAGTGGGGGCCGAGTAGCACGAGGGCCGGGAGTCGGAGCACCCCAGCGCGAGCAGGCCCACCAGGCACGCCGCCACGAGCACGCGGGAGAGCGTGTCGGAGAGGGCGCCGGAGCGGATCTGGTCGCGCTGGGTCATGGCGCTAGTTCGTCTCAAAGCGGATGTTGGAGATCAGCAGTTCCTTGGTGCTGCCGGCCGCCACGTCGTTGACGTGGCAGGCGGTCCCGAGCGCCTGAGTGGCCGTCGGGAGGTTCGTGGTGTGGGTCGCGACGAGAGTGCCGTTCACGTAGAAGGCGATCGAAGCGCTGTTGGTCGCGTCGATCATGAGCACGTAGCGCGTGCTCACGGCGATAGCCGAAGTGGTCGTGGTCTCAGTGCCCGTGTCGGCGCCGCCGTCGTTCGTCACCACGCGCCAGAAGGCCGTGGCGTCCACCGTCGGCGCGTAGCGGAAGGCCATGACGTGCGCGCCCGTCGGGCTGTCCGCTGCCGCGAGCGAGGCGCTGGCCATGCCGACCCACAGGCGCTCCGTCGCGATCGGGAGCACCGCGCCCGTCTTGATGACGAAGGTCACGATCGGGCCGTTTTCGGTCTTGGTCACTTCGGTCGTCGCGATGTCGATCCCGGCCGTGGCCGTGTCCGCGCTCAACTGAACGTAGTGACCAGTCGAGTCGGAGACGTTGGAGGCCGTACCCGAGAGCGTGTGAGTCGGGGTGCCGCCCACCGCCGTGAGGGTCGCGCCCGTGCCGGGCGTCTTGTGGGCGCCGAACACACGGCGCGGGTAGGAAGCGTAAATTGAGCCGTAGCCGGTTCCGCCGTTGGTGGCCTTGATCCACCCGGCGGCGCTACGGGCCAGGCCGGTATCGTTGGTCCCGGTCACCGCGGCAGTCGTGCTCCACGAGATATTCCCGCCGCTAGCAAGAGTCAGGACGCCGCCGCCGATCGCGTTGAGTTGTGCGCTCAGCGTCGCGCCGTCGCGGGCGCCGATCGTCTGCGCCCTGATCGGCGCGTAGCCAGAGTCATCACCTTCGCGCACATCCATGGTGCCGGTGGCAAGCTCCAGCCTTACGCCGCTCGTCGTGGCCGCGCCGAGGATCACCGCATCGGGGGCGAGGAGCGTGCCACTCACTGCCGTGGTGGTCTCCGAAGAGGAGCCCACGTTGATCCCGAACTTCGCCAGGACGGCAGAAGCCAGGGCAAAGACCTTCCCGGGGCCCACTAGGCCACCCACGTACGGATATCGACCGTACCGGACGAGGGGGCCGCCATGCGGACCTCGTAGGAGTCGGCCGCGCCCGCGTCGAAGATCAGGACCTGAGTCCAGTAGTCGCCCGACCCGTCGGTGCGGTAGCTCGTGGCCGTAGCGGTCTGAGCACCGGGGGCCGCGATCCCGATCGGCGTCGCGTCCTCGTCGTAGAGCACGGCCACGAGCGCGACCGTCGCCGCCGCCACGCTCATGCGGCAGTGGACGAAGATCGAAGTGCGCCCGTGGGTCTCCACGAGGGAGTTGACCGCAGCGTCCAGGGCCGTTGAGTCGGCGCTAGAGCGGTCCGTGACGTAGGCCGTCGCGGCGCGCGCGTCGGCGCCAGTGTCGGCCTGCTGCCTGTAGACCTCAAACGTGTCCTGGCTCACTGTTGAGCCCCTTTCTGCCCGGGAGTTATCCGGGAAATGTTCTTTGTTCTTAGCCGGGGGGTCTGACTTACCACCCGCTGATCGGCAGCCGAATGTGGACCTGGATGACGTCGTTGGCCCCATACGTGAAAGGAACCGTCGACGAAAGCTGCGCCATGGCCCCCGCCACGCCACCCGCGTCGTTGGCGACCTTCAGGATTATGTTGTTGGCGGATATGTCGTAGTACGCCAAGCCCATACGGATGATGTCTACCGCCGCGTCGTCGATGGTTTCAAATGTTCCCACCAACACGTGGTCGTAGGACGGCCCGGGAACTGTGAGCTTGGCCTCGTCTACCGTCTCGGAGTTCGGGATTCCCAGCGTGAGGTTGCCACCGACGCCCGGAGCGCCCGAAAGCAAAATGAGGATGTCCGAATACTGCATGTCGTTCACGCGGTGCGTGAACCCGGTGTAGGTCGTGTTGGTGGTCCAGTTGCCCGTAGGGGTGAACGCGGCCCGGTCCGTGATCGTCCCGCCGCCGACGTCGCTCAGGTAGGCCAGGGTGTTGTCTGAGTTGTCGTCTGCGCGCTTCCAAATAGGCCGGTGTGAAGTGGCCGAGTCGAAGCGGAAGCCAGCAGTTCCGTCGGGAATGTTGTCCGTGACCGTGTCGGTGAACTCGAGCGTCGTCGGATCAAGGCGCCCGGTCACCGTGAGCTTGCCGGTGACGACAGTGCCGCCCTCACCGAACGAGAGGCGCGGCGAGGACTGGATAACACCCGCCGAGTTGGTGGGGTAGAAGTTGACCATGCCGGCCGCCGCGCGCATGACGACGCCGCTCGTGACGGTGCCGTACTGCTGGCTCGGGGTGCCGAAGCCGATCTGGCTGTGAGAGGGGAAGGCCAGCGTGGCCTTCTGCGCCTCGGTCGTCGAGGCCGTCCCTGCGACGAGTTGCGCCGTGCTCACGTTCGGCGGCAGGAAGACCACCGAACCCGTGCCCATGGCGTGCGCGTCGGGCGAATTGTACTGGTAGGGGGTGAACCCGGTCCAGGTGCCGTCTCCCGAGGCAATGGCCGCGAAGTGGCCCACCTGTGGGGCGTTGGCAATGTTGCGCCGGTCCTCGTCCGTCGGTGTCGCGGTCACCGTCGGGTCGCGCTGCCCGGTCGTCGTGGCCGTGGCCTTCAGAATGATGTTCGGGACGGCCAGGCAGGTCGTTGAGTGGGGATACTGCGCCTTGCCGTTCTGCCCGCCCACCGTGGGCTGCCGAAGGATCGTCCCGCCCTGGAACGTCTTGAGCAGTTCCCCGAGCGGCGGGACGACAACAGGGCCGGGGATCGGCGGCGGCGGGGTGAACGGCCCGGTGTCGCCGGGATCGCGGCGCACCAGCTCGTCGCCAGGCGGGAGCGGCGGCGGTTGAAGCGGCGGGGGCTGGGGAGGCGGCGGGAAGGGCGGCAGGGGCTTGGTGAAGTCGCGCTTGACGAGGTACTCGTCAGTCGGGTCGGGCGGCGGAATGAAGAACGAGCAGGACGAGTGGACCTTGAACTCAGACCCGTCGAACCGAATGTGAGCGGCCACCGGCTGCGGGAGGTCAATGGCTCCCGTCGGGTAGGGCTCGCCGTCGAAGTCGAGCGGTCCGTCTCCCTGCGGGCCACAGAAGTAGGCGCCCGTAGAGATATGGCCCGGTTTGATCGGGATACCGCCCAGGTTCCGGATCGCGCCGTGGCGACAGAACGGGGTGCCCGTCATCAGTGGGCCGCCGAACCCGGTGGAGAGGTAGGCGCCCTCGTTCCGCCCGTAGTCCACGACGAGGCCGCCGCCGCCCGTCGCGTCGTTCCTGCCCGCCGCGCCGAACTGCCACGCCGTGTGCCCGTCCTCGAGCACGGCGAGGAAGGACTGGAGCCGAGCCGAGACGGAGGGCTTGCCCTCGGCGTCGACGTCATAGACGAACGTGCCATAGGAGGGATCGGAGCCCTCCTCGTTCACAGCGACGAGGTAGCCGAGCCAGTCCGGGTGTAGCGTCTCCTGCTGGCTGTACTCGTCAGTTCCGGCCGTGACGATCCCGGTGTGCCCCTTCGGGAACTTCGGAGCCCCGCCGCCAAGGTCGGGAATGGCCGGGCTCTTGGACCGGAAGCGGGTGTCTGCGATCGGTTCGGCGCCGGCCTTGAAGATCGGGAGCCAGCCGCCGCCAGCCGCAGCCTTGTCGGCCTGCGTCTGCGTGCCCGAGCTCGCGGCGGGGGAGCCCTGCGAGACCACGCCGGGGCCGGTGAGAAACCAGGTGTGGAGGAACTCGCGCGCGCCGGCCACCTCTTCCCACAGCAGCCCGCCCGAGATATCGCCGTAGGTCTGGCCCGCCGGGGTGAAGTTGTCGCCCTCGGCCGGGTGGAGCCGCACGGACGCCATGCGCCGACGCCCCTTGACGGAGAACGTCGGGTCATGGTGCTGGAGCGGCCAGATCCCGCCCTCTGTCCAGTCGGTGATATCGCTCACGACTCCACCTCATTGGCCAGACGCATGACCACCCGCCGCGTGTTCCCGTCCATGAAGCGCCAGGGATCGGCGGGCCGCCGAATCCCGGTGGCCATGACTCGCGTCGTGGTCTTCCCACTGGTGAGCCCGTGGCGAACGTGCCCGACCGAGCCGAAGGGCTTCAGGTCGGGATTCATGTCCACCGACACCGGACCAGATCGCGTGTCCGGCGTGTCCGAGAGGCCCGCGTAGAACTCTTTGGCGTAGGCAAGCGCGACGTTCTGTACGTCCTTGGCGTTGACGAGCAGTTCGGACGGGCGCGGGTCACCGCGCAGAATCGAGCCCTTGATTGCCTCGGCCTGCTCGTCCGACCATGCGAACCTAGCCGTCATGATCCCGGGCATGACGCGCACGTAGGCAATGGGGCCGTCCCCGTCGGTGCCCGCCTCGCCGGCAGACACAACGACGCGGTGCAGCCGCCCGAGCGTGTTAGGGGACGCGGGCACGACCGTGAGCACGGTCGCCACCTGGAAGTCGTCCGTCAGCTTGACGCGCGCCCACTGCGCGAAGGCGTCTACCCCGGTGCGGTTCGCGTCTGCGTCGCCCGAGTTGCCTGGGACCTGCGTGTTCTCCGGGTAGCCCAGCAGGATTGCGTCGGAGATACCCCACGGGTCGAGCTGGGGCTCAATGCGAATGACGCCAGCGGTCTCACTGACGACGGATACGGTGGCCGGGGCCGCGACGCAGTCCGCGAGGAGCGTCGAATAGCCGCGGTCGTACCACCCATAATCGCTCGACTCGATGAAGCCCTTGGCCTGGGGGTTCTTCTTGTTCGGGCGGCGCAGGAAGTCGCAATAGGCTTCCGATCGCGCGCGGGTGCCCGTGACGGGGTTCAGCACGGCCACGCGGCTGGCCCGGATCGAGGCGATACGCTGGACGAAGGACTCGTCGATCTGCCAGAGTCGCCGCCACGAGTTCACGGCCGCTCGAGCGCGCCCGCCGCTGACGGGGTCGTAGGTCTGGCCGCCGGGGCTGCGGCTGTAGAGTTGCTCAATGACCGACGCCGCCGCGCCGTAGTCCGCGAGCTTGGAGAACGAGAGCGCCTCACTCAGCAGGCCGAACGAGCCCCAGGTATCGAACAGCGTGGAGAGCGCCACGTAGGTCCCGCGCGCGACCGTCTGCCCGGTGGACAGGGTTACCGTGAGATCCGGGGAGGGCGCGACGTTCACGAGCGTGGGTGTGTCTCGAACGCGCGTCCCGCCCTCAGCCTGGGAGTCGAAGCGGCACTCAACCTCGGGAGTGAACAGGACGGCTACGGCCGACGGGCGCAGCGCCTTGCGCGACGTCATGACCATGTCGCCGCCCAGCCCGACGTGCTTGCGCGCGAGGCCCTCGGGCGCTTCCTGGACGGCCTTGAGCGCGTCAAAGACGACCGCGGTGCCGTCGTAGTCAATGAACAGGTCGGCGCCGGGCAGGTAGCCCAGCACGCGCTCTACGGCGTTGTGGCCCCAATCCTCGATCTCGAGGTCCTGGATTGGCGTCTCCGGCGGTTCGTCTGCGAATCGGTAGGGCTGCTCAAGCTGCTGGAAGACGAACTCCAGGACGCGGCGCGCAGTCCAGACAATCGCCCCGTCGTCGGGCGGGTCAAGGCTCCACTTCGCGTAGCGGATCACCGGATCGAGTTGCGCCAGTTCGATCGGCTGCCCGGCCTCGGTCTGGAGGCTCGACTCACCCGCGATCCGACGCACGTTGAACGACGACGACACCCAGCGGCGCGCCCACAGCCAGCGCCGGTCGGCCACTCGCACCACGCGCTGTTGAGGCCGGGACGCCGCGCCCACGTCGAGGGCGTAGACGTGCTCCACCTTGAGCGGCTTGGCTACGTTGTCCGTCTCGAGCGTCAGCGGGACGCCCAGGGGCAGGTCATGCGCGCGCTCTGCCGTGAGCGTGTAGGACATCTCCGCGTGCCGCGTCCCGCAGACGAGGTCCCACGGGTAGTCGCTCGCACCACCCAGGACAACGCCGCCCAATCGGACGACGGGCGTGCTCACGAGTTGAACCCGAGCGGCGGCGTGGTGCGGACCTGGCTCACGAGCCCGCCGCCCGACGTGGACGTGCTCGAGATGTTCACCTTGCGGAACACGAAGGTGTGAGTGACGGCCTCAAGCGGGATCTGGTCGCCCGTGATCCCTTCCGCCGTGCGCGTCTCTCGCCGCTGCTGCTCGATCTCACGGAAGCCCGGGAAGGCAGGGATACCGCGCCGCGGGTCAATCGTCGTGCCCTCGCGGACGACGGTGTCCCGAATCACCGTCTTGATATGGACGGCGGGCACCTTGTAGAGATCCACTTCGTAGGGGTCGCCCGACCAGACAGGGGCGAACTCCTCGCCGGGCCGAATGAAGTCCTCGGCCGTCAGGACGGCGCGGAAGAACTCGGCGCCAGCGTCGGCGGCGCACTCCATGACCGCGGAGATTCCGTTGCCGGTCCGGTCCGGTGCATACCGCTCGCTGGTCACGACCACCGTGCCGCCGGCCACCAGGTTGGCCTCAGCCAGCATGAGGGGCCGAATCGTGCCGGTGTAGAGCGCGACGAGGTCCGTCGTGGAGTTCTTGTCGATCTCGGCGCTGTAGTTGACTCGCAGCCGGTCGAGCGGGCGCGAGTTGAACTCCGAGGACGAGTCGTCAGTCGGGATCAGGCGCTCAATCGAGAGGTTCGGGCGCTTGATAGCCGCGTTGTCCGTCTCAGAGAGGCTCTGGCGGTAGATGACTTCCTGGTAGACGCGGCGGAAGCTGAGGACGCGGTTCTGGTCGTCGTACTTGAACCCGGCCGCGGCGGCGATTCCGCTCCCCGAGTTCACCGGGGTGAGCAGCTCGTAGGTCCCGCCCACCGCCGTGATGACCGCGTCACAGTAGGTCGTGCCGGCAGAGACGTAGACCGCCGTGGCCGTCGGGGTGCCCGACACCGCCGTGTAGGTCCCCTCAATCGTGACCGTGCGCGCACCGTTGGGGCCGGCGTCCACGCTGACCATGGACGTCTGGCGGCCGCTTCGGCCAGAGAGGTCGGCGGGCAACTGGACCGTAACACTGATGCGGTACCTGGCGGAATTCGCGGTGTCTTCTTCGCGGCCAAGCTTCTCGCATGTGGCTCGACTGTTGAAGCCCGTTCCAGATGCTGCCGCGAACGAATGCCGGTTCGTGCCCCCGAGCTCGACGTCTAGGTCCTGGTCGGGCGCCCGGAAGGCCGCGATGAGCGCTGCCTCTGCGGCCAAAAAGGTCGATCTGGTCGCGGACCTCACCACTACGGTGGCGGTGAAGTTGAACTCGGTATACCCGTATGCACAGGTGTACTTGTCCGTGAGCGTGATTGAGGCGTCCCCGCCAAGTCCCAGGGTTAGGCCCGCGTAGGACACCTTAATCAGCCTGGCCATCTATGGCGCCCCATTGCGGCGCACGTATTCCGGCGCCTCCCGCTCGAGCCGGGCGCGCAACTCTTCGCTCGGGCGGAACAGATGGGCAAGGACGTCGTCGTGCTCCATGTAGTGCCGGGCGGCATTCAGTGCCCAGATCACCCAGCGGAGGTTGCCGAGATCGTTGGTCCCACCGGCGCTCACCGGGATGATGTGATCCACAGACGGCTGCAGTGGGTGGCGGCGCTGGTAGCGAAAGTCGAGTGGGAGCCCCGTAACTGCGCAGCGGAAGCCCTGCGCCTGAAGAATGGCGTAAAGTTGTTCGCCCGTAACGGGCGTACCGCGACTGCTGACCGCAAAGCGGATGCGCTTGCACGCGGTGAGCGGGTCGCGGCGCCGCGCCCGCGCATTTTCCAGATCGCGCGCGTGCGCGTCCGGGTCTGCGCGCCGCGCCTTCGCCCACGCCTTCGCCCGCACCTGCTCGCGGGCGCGATATTCCGGGTCTTGGTAGAGCCTGCGCGCCAGTTCCCGGGCTCGCTTCCTCTCCTTGTCAACGAATTGCGGGTCGGCCCTGCGCTCGCGGTAGGTGGCCCGCTTGCGCATGCGCTCCTTTGGCCGGTAGTTCTCCTGTTCGCGGCGCATCACCTCGGGTCGCGCGCGGTTGATCCGCTGAAGTTCGTTCTTGCGGTCACGCTCGCGGCGCCACTCCGTGTGGTTCAGCAAGTCGGCCAACTCGTCCACGCTCATGTCGGAAGAGATAGCGCCCGGGCACGACATCAGCGCCTCCCCCCGCGCTCACCAGTGGCCAACTGCATTTCGATGCGCTCGAGGACGCCAACGATCGCGTCGAACCCGGCGCCGCCGCCCTTGGGCTTGGCGTCGTTCAACTCGGCCGCGCTGCCTGCAATGGCGGCGACCTTCGCACGCTCCTCCGTGACTCGCTTCTGCTGGTCCTGGGCCACGTCGAACAACTGGCGGCGGCCCTTGTCGCCAACGTCGACCCCAATGCGCGCAAGGTCCTCGGTCGTGCTCAGGACGTCGGCGCCGGCCCGCTGGTTGGTGTCCATGGCGGCCGAGATACCCGACAACCCGAGCCCGAGCGCGCCGACGTCGGTGGACTGAATCGTCCGGAGCACGGCCTGGGTGACCCCCGACGCGAGGGCCTGAGAGCTTCCGGTTGCGGCATATGCCGAGGCAGCGGGGGTAAGAAAGCGCGCGCCGGCCGCGACGGCGTCAGTAGCAGCGCCAGCGCCGGCCAGGGCGATGCCCGCGGGGCCAGCGGCGGCGAGGAAGCCACGCCCGCCAGCGAGCCCGCCGACGAGGCCGGCGGCGCTACCGCCCGACCCACCGCCCCCCGCGCCGCCACCGGACGCGGCCCTCAGGTTGGCGTTGAAGCGCGCGAGGAGTCGGGTCGCCTCGGCAATCTCTTGAGCGAAGCTGGCCACTACTTGGCCTCCCGCAGCGCTTGCGCGACGCCGCGCCCGGCAGCCTCGGCCATGAGACGCGCCGCCGTCACCCCGCCGTCAATCTGTGCGTAGGCGCGGGCCGCGTCGATGTCTCGCCCCTGCTCTGCCAGGGCGGTGGCCTTGGCCATGCGCTTCGCGACGGTGAGCGCCGCGCGGCTCGAGGTGTCCAGCGTGCGCCAGTCCTCGGCCGTGAGCGTGACGCCGTTCTCCACGAGGATCGCGGCGGCCTCGGCCGTCGAGCAGTCGTCTGCGGAAGCAATGCCCTGGAGCCAGTCGAAGTCGCTCACAGGGACAGCTCCGAGAACTTGCCGAACTTGCCGAGTCGGTCCGTGGCGTCTGGGATCGCGATGAGAACGGCGGGGATCTCGAGGAAGCGCCCGGCGGTGCAGGCGAGCTCCTGGTTGACGTCGGGCACCGCGACGGCCTTGTAGAGCACCCAGCCCTTTCCGTTCGTCGTGTCGTGCGGCGTGAAGACGACGTTGGTCAGCGGCGTGATCGGCGCGCCGGCCGTGTAGTCGCTGCCCGGCCACTCAATGATCGTCTTGCTGTTACTCGTCCCCGTGTTGGGGTTCAACGCGGCGACGCCGGCCTCGTCCCAGCCCACCATGGTGAGCGCTACGGTGACGTTGCCGCCGAGCCAGAGCACCTCGACGGCCGAGTTGGTCTCCTCCGCGTCGAGCGCCTTCCACATGCGCTGCGGGAAGAGGAACACCTGGCCGATCGTCCCGAGGCCCGTCCCGCCCGTGTAGGGCCAGTCCCCAGTGAGGTTGGAACTGCCGTAGGACAACCGCCCCGCGTTGAGTTGCCCGGTATCTGCGTCGGGGGCGCCCACGCGTTACGTCGGCTCGGCAATGACGATCGAGGAAGCGGTGGCCGTGCTCGGGAACCAGCCGCGAATGGCCTGGACCTCGTCGCCGTAGGCCCGCCAGAGCCAGTAGTTCAACACCGTCGCCGCGCCCTGGGTGTCGCCCGAGAAGATCCGCTGATCCCCACGGAGCCAGGGAGTCGCGCCGCCCGTGCAGGCCCACCAGGTGCCGTCGAGGTTCGTCATGGGCGCCAGCACCACGTCGTCGATCACGACGGTGCCGGTGGCGAGGGTCGCGACGACGATCTTGACGTCGAGGTCCCCCTCCTTGAAGTTCTGGTAGTAGCGGCTGCTGTCCAGGTCGAGTTGCAGGACGTTCCAGGCGTCGTTGCTGCCCGTGGAGATATCCACCGCCGTTGACTGCGCGCCCAGGTGGAGCGTGAGCGTGCCAGTCGCGCTGCTCTTGCGCTGCCAAGCGACCTGGATGTGATACGGGACGTCCTCGTTGAACGAGGCGCCCGGGTTCTCGGTCTTGACCACCTGCGCGATCTGGTCGGAGGCAATGCACTCCAGGCCGTAGTGAGTCACCCCGGTGTCGTTCTGATAGCCGCGGTACACGTAGGCCGCCGCGCTGTAGGTCTTCCAGTTCGCCGCCGTCGTGACGTCCCAGCCGGTGATCTGGCCGGTGGACGTCAGCGCGCTGTTGTTCGTCGTCGCGCCCTGCTCGAACGACGGATTCACGAGGATGTTCGCGGACTTCGCGTTCAGGCTCGTAATGAGCTTCGTCCCGCCCGTGCCGATCCACTGGAGGCCCGACGGGTCGGCGTCCGCGAACTGGAGTTCCATGACCTCGGCGTGCTTGCTCACGCCGTTGTTCTGGTCGCGAATGCACTCGAAGGTCTTGGACTCGGCCCCGGTGCATTCGAGGTTGTTGGAGTCCTTGTCGACCGTGAGGCGGGAGAAGGCGCCCGTGCCTACGACCGTGCCCGTCGCGCTCGTGTCGAAGGTCATGGAGCGCGACTTGATGAGCTGCGCGTTGTCCTCCATGTACTGCCTGATCTCGCGCCAGGCGACGGCGTCCGAGACGTTGGCACCTCGGGCAAGCACCTCGCTCCCGATCGCCCGGAGCATTTCCAGCGCGAAGGGCCGGAACAGGGCGCGGATCGTGTCCCGCGTGACCATGGCGCTCAGGGGCGCGCGCACGATCTGACGGAGGAGCGGAATGGCCGCCCCGACGAACTCACCGTCCAGGATCGTGGTGAGCGAGTCCTCGAGGTCGAGGTAGTTGGCGCCCGAGTTGACGCTCCCGAAGTCCTCGATCTCGTCGAGGAGGAGCGCGACGCGCCCGAGTTGCGCCCAGCAATTCGCGAAACTGACGTCTGATCCGGCCATTACTGCGTGTCCTGCATGCGCGCGCAGCGCAGTTCCCACATGCCGTCAACGGACTGAACGTCCGCGACTTGGAACACGTCAGAGCCGCTCGTGATCCGGTCGCCACGATTGGGGCTCGTGACGGTCGCGGCAGAGACGTGGAACAGCTTGGACGCCTTGTTGTCGAAGATCGCGAAGATCTGCTCGATCTCCACGACCGTGATCGAGCCCAGCGACGTGCCGTCCCGCTGGACGTAGGTCACGGTCGTGGCGAAGCCATACGACGTGTCCAGGAACACGGCCGAGCGATCGGTGTCCATGTCTTCCTGGAACGTGGCCACGACTGGCGGGCTCCTTTAGACGGGCAGCCCGGGCTGTATGACCCGGGCTGCCCGTGGGAGGTGAAGGAGGAGTGACGAAGGCTAGAGGCGGGAGAGTCGGGTTACTCGAGCGTGAACTTGAGCGCGTGGGCCCACTCGCCGTAGCCGGCGGCGCGGACGGCCTTCACGCCGAACACATACTGGTTCTTCATGAAGTGGTGGTCCGAGCCCTCGCCCAGGAACTGCATGGTCGGCGCGACCGCGTCCTGGAGAATGAAGGGCTTCATGGCCGAGTCGGTGCGGAAGAAGTAGCCGACCGTGTCCGTCGAGAGGCGCGGGTTCGGGATCACCTCGACCGAGAAGTCCTGCGTCTTCATCGCGTTCGTGTTGCCGCCGGCCGAGTCGAGCCGGTCAGCACGGACCGCCGTGAGGGCCGCGCCCCACATGTTGACGGGCACCATGAGGGCGAAGTTGCGCGCGCCGCCGTTGTAGGGCTCGCTGTAGTTGTCCTTGAACGTGAGCAGGTGCTGGACCAGCCCAATGATCACGTTCTTCATCTCGTTCGGCGTCGGGTCGTTCGTGTCCGAGACGTTGAGCGCGCCGACCTCGCTGGCCGTGAGCTCGTTCTTGTACGTCGAGGTGTTGTCGCCGCCGGCCGAGTGGTCGGTGTCGAAGAAGTTCTGGCCGTCGTAGCAGAGGCCGTCCGCGGTGATCAGGTCCGTGACGATCTTCTCCCAGTGCTGGGAGGCGCGCTTCGCGAGCTCGCTGATGCGGAGCTGGATCTGGCCCGACTTGTCGAACCGGAAGTCCTCGCTGTCCACCGGGAAGGACGCCTCGTACGTGGCATTCGTGATGGTGTGCGAGTACTTCGGCGGCGCCTTCAGGTGGCGGTGATTGAGCCACTCGCGCAGCTGCGGGGTCTGCCCGAGCCAGCGGTAGGTCTCCGTCTCCTGGTTGGACGGAATGACCACGCCGAGCTTCGTGGCCCACGAGCCGGCCATCTCGTCCTCGAGGGCCTTGTAGAACGAGCCAATGTAGCCCTTGGTAGCGAGAGCGCTGAAGTCCGGTCCAGAACGGCCCATGGCCATTGGAAGCTCCCAGGCCGGTAGTTACCCGGCGATAGGGGGTTGTTTGGTCTAGAGGCCGCCGCGCTGGCGGCCCTAGTTACTAGATCGAGCGCAGGCCGACCGACTGGAAGAAGACGGTGGCGAGGTTGTTGGTCGTGTCGTCCACGGTGATGACCTTGCCGATCTGCGTGTTGGTCGTCGTGGAGGTGAGCGTGAAGGTGTCGTCGTCCGAGGCGTAGACCGCGGCGTCCACGTCGTTGGCGTTGTCCACGCCCGTGACCGTGAGCTGGACCAGGCCCTGCTCGATCACGCGGACCTTGATCGCGCTCGCCGCGCCGCTCGCGTTGTCCGCGCGACGGACGCAGAAGCCGCGGAAGGTGTCCGCGCCAGCCAGCGGGCGGAACGTGCCCGTCGTCGTGGACTCACCGACGGCCGAGCCCTCGTAGATGATGTCCGAGGCGATCACCGGGACGTCCGAGTAGATCTCGTTGCCGGTGAGGAGGAACTTGCGCGTGATGTCGGAGGAACGGGTGGTCATGGTTGGTTACCTCGCCGCCGGCACGCCGCGGAGGGCAGCGGCGGCACTGTTGATGACCTTGTCCGGCACGAGGCCCGCGGCCTCGGCCTTGTAGTAGGCGGCCAGCGTCTCGGCGCTGCCGAAGATCTCGCGGACCATGGGGTCGGCGGCGAACTCGGCCTTGGCGCGCTCGACGGGGGACAGCTTGGAGGTGTCGGAGCCAGCCGGGGCCTCGCGGTCCGGGCCGAAGCCGAGGCCGGGGTGGTCGGCCTTGTTCTTGAGCGTGTCCAGCGTCGCGCTGGCCGTGGGGGCCGCCGGGGCGACCTTGGCCGCCTTGAGCTCCTCCTGGAGCACGGGGACCAGGGCCGCGAGCGCCGCCGTGGCCGTCGCGCCGCTCTTGAACTGCTCGAGCACGAACGCGGGACGGTCGGGGATCGCCGTGAGCAGCGCGCCCAGGTTGCCCATGAGCGCCTCACGCTCGGCCTTGGCGCCCTCGGCCTTCCAGGCGGTGACCGCCGCGGGATTGGCGGCGGCGAACTCGTCCGCGGTCATGAGAGTCTCCTCAGCGAGCGCGGCGGCGCTCGTGTTCTTGTCTGCGGGGTTGGCGGTGACGAAGCTGGTCTCGAACAGCGAGACCTTGCGCCAAATGGTCAGGGGGCCCGACACGTCGCGGCCGTTGCACTTCGCGGTCTGGCCGTCGTCCAGTTTCTGGACGTCGTCGATGCGCGCGCCGATCGAGGCCGTGAGCGGAAAGCCTGAGTCGCTCAGGTTGGCGACGCGCTTGCCGGCGGGCTCGTCCTCGATCAGTCGGCCCGAGAGCTCGAGGCCGCGCGAAGTCAGCTCGCACTTGTCGGCGTAGCCAACCACCGCGTTCTCGTCGTGGTTCAGGAGGATCGGGAGCTTCGTTGGGACCGTGATCCCGTTGAGGTCCGCGACAGCCTTGCCGTAGAGGCGCTGCACCTCGGCGCCCGTGTAGGCCAGCATGTGGAAGCGACGGGGCTCGCCAGCGGACGCGCCCTTGAGCACGTCCACCGAACCCGTCAGCTTCACTTCTCGCTCGGCCACGATTGCCATGTTGGAAACCTACGCGCGCGTCGCGAGGTCCCCAACGTTTCGCTTCCCGAACGGGAATCACGGCATAGGGCTACTAGAGCGGCGCCTCTACTCTGCGTGCATGGCGTTTGAAAATGTGAGCACCTCCGACCTGGAGACGCTCCAAACCAACACGCTCGCTTCCCTGAATCGCTCGCTGAATGCCGAGGGCTACGGCATTGGCTCGCGCAACCTCCAGCGCGCGAGCATTGGCGCCCTGTCCAAGCTCCTCGCAGAGATCAGCGAGGAACTGGCCCACCGCACGGACCAGACGGGCGGTATCGGAGTCGTGGAGATCGGAGACGAGCCCTCGTGAGCTTTGCCGATCGCCTGGACAGCGCCATTGGCGCCCTGTTTCCCGCTTGGGCCGCAGACCGGAAGGCGGCGCGCCTCGAGGCCGCCGCCATGGAGACACTCTCCAACTACCGCGGCGCGTTTCACTCGCGCGTTGACCGCTCGGCCCCGGCCCTTCGCGGCGCCGGCCCCGACTGGACGCTCGAGCGCGAGTATGACCGCCGGGAAATGGTGGACCGCGCCCGCCAGCTCGAGCAGAACTCAATCCTTGCTGAAGCCATGCTCTCGCGCGCCACTGAGTCGGTGGTCGGCGTCGGCTTCGCCCTCCAGAGCAAGACGGACGACGACGGCTGGAACGAGGCCGCCGAGGCGCTCTGGAAGGAGTGGACGCCACAGGCCGACGTGCGCGGGCTCTGCTCGTTCGACGAGCTAATGGCGCTCAAGTACCGCTCTTGGCTCCGCGACGGGGATGCCGGAACGGTCAAGCTCTCCAGCGGCAAGCTGCGCCTGGTGGAGTCGGACGAGATCGCGAGCCCCGAGGGCTACGGGATTCACGACGGCAGCATGGTGGACGGCGTCGAGCTTGACGCCATGGGGAAGCCGCGCGCCTTCCACGTCATTTCGAACCCGCGCAAGTTGATCGTGGAGCGCCGGGCCGAGTTCGACCGCATTCGCGTCCCCGCCCAATACGTCGAGTTCCTCGCGCGCCGGCACCGTATCGGCCAGACGCGCGGGCTCTCTGCGTTCAGCGGCACCGCGTGGATTCTGGACCAGATTGACGGGAACATCGAAGCCGTCACCGTCGCGGCCCGCATGGCCGCCTGCCTCGGGCTCGTCCTGAAGCGCAAGACGCGCATGACGGGCCTGGCCACGACGACGGGCGCGGATTCTATCGCGCGCAAGAAGCTGCGTCTTGAGCCCGGGTCGTTCATGGAAGTGGAGCCCGACGAGGACATCACCACCGTCCAGGGTCAGCAGCCTCACACCAACTTCTCGGACTTCATCCACTTGCTGGCGCGCATTGCGTCCGTGGCCTTCGGCCTCCCGGTCGAAATCACGCTGATGAACTTCGAGAAGACGAACTACAGCAACGCGCGCGCGGCGCTCCTCCAAGCGTGGAACGTCTGGCGCATCCACCAGCGCATGCTCAAGGGCTACGCCTCCCGGGTCTACACCTGGAAGCTGATCTCGTGGATGGAGGCCGGCCTACTGCCGGTCCGCGAGGACGCCTTGCGCCACTCGTGGATCGCCCCGGGCTGGCAGTGGCTCGATCCGGTGGCCGAGGTCCAGTCGAACCTGGCGGCGGTTGACGCCGGGTTCCGCACTCGCGCCGATATCGTCATGCAACTCGGCGGGGACTTCGAGGAAGTCATGCAGGCCCAGCGCCGCGAGCTGGCCGCCATGGAGGCCGCCGGGGTCAAGGTCGTCCACTCGACGCTGACCCGCGACCCGATCCCGGAGCCCGTCGAGGCCCCAGGCGAGTCGCCGCCGACCGACTAGACCGCCGGCACCTTGAACGTCCGCAGGTTGCCGTGGTCGTCGGTGCAGTCCTGGCAGACGAAGTAGGCCACCGGGTCTGGCGTCCCGCCGTTCCTCAGCGCGTTGGAGTGACCGCAGTGCGGGCACGTCACTACCCGGCGCTTGACGTAGACCTGCTGCACCACTCGCACCACCATGGGGGTCGAGGGCTCAGCAGTCACCGGCGGCAGCGGGGCGGGCTTCGCCGCCGGCTTCTTGCGCGCCATGCGGATCACAGCGCCAGCGCGGCAGCCATGGCCGCGTTGTAGGCGGCGCGGGCCTTGTCGGCCGTCGCCTTCGCCGCGTCGAGCGCCTCGCGCGCCTTGACCTCGGCCAGTTCCGTGGCCGCCATGGCCGCCTCAGCACTGGCGATCTCGGTGCGGACGTCGTTCGCGTTGCCAGACCCGGCCGCCAGACGCTCCTTGAGGCCCTGGACGTGGGAGCGCCCGCTGCGCACTTCCTGAGTGGCGAGTTCGTGCGAGCGCACCGCGGCGCGCTCGGCCCGCTCCGACTCCGACACGGCCATGCGCAGTTCGCGCGCGACGTAGTCCCGGCGCAGCTCGTCGAGGGCCGCCCCCGCGCGCTTGAGCGCAGAGCGGAGCTTCGCCGCCTCGTTCCGCAGCTTCGCGCTCTCGTCCTCGAAGCCGCGCCGCCGCCGCTCCTCGGCCTCCTGGCGCTCGCGCAGCTTCACGACGAACGCCTTGAGGTCGGCGTTGGCCTTGTCGTGATTCGCGGCCACCTTGGCCAGTTCGATCCGCTTCGCTTCCTTCGCACTCGTCGTGGGGGGCGCCAGTTCGGTCGCCATAACCACCTCCCTAAATGAAGTTCCGGTGTATCCCCGGGTCGTCCGCAGCGATTGCAGCCACGGATTCCGGTGTCATGGAGATCAGATCAAGGGCGCGCTTGTTCCGCCTCTCGTAGAGGCAGGGCACCTTGCACACTTCGCGCGCGTCGTGGCCAGCGAACATGGCGCGGACCTCGTCGGACTCCCACAGGTCACGGAACGAGCGGTCAGCGATCGAGCCGACCAGCCCGAGCGGGTTGAAGGCCAGCGTGCAGCAGTTGTAGACGCGCTGGTCCCCACCGACGACGCACAGGACTTCCTTGGCCGCGCAGAGTTCGTAGTCCTGGACCTGGGCCGCGATGTTGTTCGCGCGCTCACTCACGAGGTCGTTGACCTGGAGTCGGCCCGCGAAGTCATGCGCCGCCTTCTGTGCCTGCGCGCCGGCCTCCTCGAGCGCGCCCGCAGGGAAGCGGTTCAGGTGGGCCGGGGTGAACGCGAGTGCTACGCGCACGTTGTCGGCGCCGCGCTCGAGGGCCAGCCGGCACGCCTCATACACGCCGTCGTAGTTCGTGCGGTCCACGACGTAGCCGACTCCAACCCGCTGCTCAGGGTCGCGCCGCCGCAAGGAGAGACGCTCTACCGCCATCCACGCCTGGTCCCACTGGATACGGGAGACGCGCCGAGTGGCCACATACTGCTCGCGAGTGCCGGCGTCGATCGAAACGCGCGCCCACTTCCAATTCGTGCGCGCGAAGCGGTTGGCCCGGTGCTCGGTGAGCGCCGTCCCGTTCGTCACCAGTCCGACGTCTACGCCCCAGTCGGCGGCCAGCCACAGGAACTCGTCAATGTGGGGCCAGATAAGGGGCTCGCCGCCCCCGGTGATCTCGACGGCCTTGACCCCCATGGCGCGCCAGTCCGCCACGAGCTCGCGCATTTTGTCGGCCGGCATGAAGTCGTCCGACATGAGGGCGTGATTCTTCCAGCCACGCTCCTCGGGCGGGTCGCTCTCCAGTCGGTGACCGTAGCTGCAGAAGCCGCAGTGTTGGTTGCATGCCAGTGAGGGCATGAAGTGGATCTGAGTCGGGGACTGGTGCCGCCGCGCGCGGAGCGCCTCGAGGGCTTCCGGGTGGTGGACTAGCTTTTGGGTGCTATACGGCTGCGCCGCCGGGAGGGCCTTCACTCTGGGCCAGAGATTACGCCGGTACTACGACAAGGCCCGACGGACTGCGCTCTCTGGCAGGTCATCTGCACAACGAACCCACTCGTATGGGCGCGACTCTGGAGAGCCCCCATACCAGTGAACCCCGTATTCCCGGGGCTCAATCCGGCCGGGCTGCCATATGGCGCGCACGTCAGGGGCCGAGGAGCCACGGTAGAATGCCCGGAACGGGATAGATCCCAGTCGAGAGCCCGCCGCGAGTTCTTCCCAGTGCGCCACTAGGAGTCGCGTCCCGTGGCTCTGGTAGTCGGTGGCGTCATGCGTCCACTCGCACCAATCGGCGGCCCGCAGGAAGAAGCGCGCGTCACCGCGGGCCGGGTGTGCGGCCAGGACTCCAATCGACACGCCAGAGGGCCTCTTCCCGAGTGCCGGCCCTTGGTAGGTCCACTTGGCCCCCGGGTAGTAGGTCCCGCCGTCCAAAGTCAGCCATGCGTCGTAGTCGCCATCGAAGAGGGGCTCTACGTTGCGCGTGAACAACACGTCGGTATCGGCGTAGAACCCGCCCAGCTTGGCCAGGACGTGGTAGCGCCACCAGTCGGAGCGAGCTGCTGGCGGGAGCCCGTCTCTGGTCACGTCATCTGGGAGCCACTGGACTCCGGCCGGGAGTGGGCGCGCGGGTGGCTCCGGAGAGCCTATGTAGACTTCCCAGTCCGGGTGGTGCCGGCGAAAGGTCACCAGGGACTGCTCACGCAGCCAGGACATGGGCGGGCCGGTCCAGTAGAAGAAGGCGCGCCGGGGGATCAGAAAGCCCTCTTCGCCAGTTCCCTGACCGCCCCCACCAGCAGCGGGACCGACTCGGGCTCGGCGCTGAAGCGCTGCCCCGGCGAGGCCCACGAGTAGGCGAAGTCGCTTCCGCGCCGCTCGAGCGCGCCCCCGTAGCGGTCCAGGTGCGGCCCCATGTCTGAGGCCGGGAAGAAGTAGGGTGCCGTCCCGAGCATGGCCACCGCGCAGGGGCCGGACGGCGAGCCGATATGGGCCTTGCTCCGGTGGACGAGCGCGAGGTCCTGCAGGAGAGTCGTCCCGTGGTCCTTGGCGAACGCCGCGCCCGGGACGCCGCGCATTCTCTCGCTGGCCTCGTGGGCCTCACCGACCACCAAGAACGTCAGCCCCAGCGACTCAAGCGCGCGCGAGTCGAGGGCCGCCCACCAGGTGCATGGGTCGTGGTTTCGGTGCCTGTGGTGCGAGGCCGTCCGGAGGTTCACCGTGACGACTCGCGGGCCGCACTTCGCCAGGAAGTCGTCGGCCCACTTGCACAACTCGGGCGAGAAGTTCAGCAGCGCATAGGGCGCGCGGCACTTCGCGATCGTCTGGATTGCCCGGTAGGTCTGATACTGCCCTCGCTCAGGGCTGCCTCGGGAGTGGATAGAGACCGAGCCCAGGTCATGCACGAGCTCGAACAGCGGAAGCAGCTTCCCCAGGGACTCCATGGGAGCCGCGTGGGCCGCGCGCATGTTCTCGTCTTCGTGCTGGACTCGGGAGTCAGCGACGAGCACTACGTCTACCCATCTCCCGTCTGCTTCGGCGTTGGCCGCCGCTATGGCCAGGAGGGTGTCCCCGATTGAGTAGGGCTGGACGCTCATGTCCAGGGTGAGGGTGTGCCTAGGCATCCTCGGCCCCGGTCTCGAACTCGAGCGCCCACTCCTCGGGGTTGCCGAACAGCGAGCACGGCTTGCCGACGCGATCAAGGAATGCGTTGACGTGCGGCACGTCCGTGAACGGCTCTGAGGGATATGACTTCATGTACCACCCGGTCGACGGGTAGTATTTCGCGATCATCACCTTCTCGCCGGTCGGCTTGTGCAGCAGATACATCCGGTTGTTAGCCAAGCCCCCTCCTCTTCCTCGCCTCTGCCTGCCAGTGGTGCGCGTCGAACTCGTGCGCCCGGGTGACCGTCACCCGCTTGTCATGGGCGTTGTACCAGCACAGCGGATAATCGACGCCGACGATAGGAAGCCCTCGCTTCCAGCAGACCTCCTCGACGCGCAACCAGTGGTCGTAGTCATGGCTGATCTTCCCTCGGTGCGGGCCCGCCTCGAGCCAGACGTCCTTGCGAATGAGGAACGCCGGTCCGAAGTAGCAGTTGACGTCCGCGATCAGTCGGGCCGGGTCGTAGGGCTTGAACAGGTATTGCACACGCTCGGGGGTGCAGTGCCAGAAACCACCATAGGCCACGCCGGCCCCGTCCGCGATCTGGTCGGACAGAATGCCAAGCGCGCACTCGTGCATGACGTTGTCCGACGAGCACCAGGTAAGCGCCTCGACGTGGGCCGAGAAGGTATCGACGCCACGGTTGATCGCCCCCGCCGTGCCCTCGTTCTTCCTGGACTCGACGGTCCAAAAGTCGTCCGGGTAGGCCCGCGCGAAGGTGGCGATCACCTTCGGCGTGGCGTCGGTTGACCCGTCGTCAACGACGCACACGCCGTCATGGTCCATGGCAAGCACCGACGCCAGCGCCCCCGGGAGCCACTGGGCCTGGTTGTAGGTCGGCATCACGACTCCGACTCTCATGTGCCAGCCTTCGGCCAAAGCACGTCGGCCATCTTCTGGCGCAGCGCGAAGCGCGCCCTGTCCTCCGCGATGTCGATCTCGATACTCGCCGGCACTGGCTTGACCGACTGGACGCGCTTGATCATACGCAGCGCGGTGAGCACGGCCTCAGCGTCCTCATCGCGCAGGTCGCAATCCAACGTCACCAAGAACCCCGCCACGCGCTCGCTCACATCACCCTCTTTCCCGCCCTCACGTCCCTCGACGCTTGGGTGTGCTCAATCACTGGAGCCCTCGGCCCGCCCCACCTCGGTTCAGCCATGAAGTCTACCCAGCAGTACTCTGCCGGGAGCGAGCCCACTACCGCCCCTGCGTTCTCTGCGGCCCACTTCGCCGCCCGTCCCATGAGCACCTGATCCCACTCCTCTGGGCACTCTTCGCAGAGCATGGCCCAGCGGTGCAGGAACGTAGACGCCCCTACGTTCGGGTCAGGCGCGACCCACACCGTTCCGCTCAGCACTTCCTTGGTCTTTGGGACCGTATGGAAGGCCAGAGAGGCCCCGAGCTCATGGGCCGCGTCGAACAGGTCGGGGACGCTTCGGACGATTGCGTCAGCGTCGATCCACGCCACAGGGCGGCCCGGGTGCGCGGCCCGGGCCTTAAGGAGCGCCTCGGGCTTGATGTGGCCGTTCTTCGTCCAGTCGCCCGACGAGTCGTATGGCACGGCGAGGAGGTCCACCCCGTGCGCGATACACGACGACTCCAGCCGAATTCGGAGGTCGGAGTAGCCCGGGGTATAGGCCGTGACGGCCAGCGTCCGCACTAGAGCACCTCCTCCGCTAGACGCTTCTCCCAGCAGTCCAGCCGACTGCTCCCTTGATACGTCTCTAGGACGACAACACGCGCGCGCACCTTCGTGGCCGCCCACCGGAATGCCTCGAGGTAGCGGTCATACAGAGACTCATTCGCCGGCTTCGTGTGGGTGTAGCCGTCGTGCCAGTTCGCCGTGACTCCGTTCTCTCCCTTCAGGTCGAACCCAAGGAGGTAGATCGGGTCGGCGCCCAAGATGTCCGCGAGGTTCAGGGCCGCGAAGCCGCTGTTTCCTCCGCACCCGACTCCCTCTTCTAGAGACCGGCCCCACGCAAGGGCGCTGTGCGGGTTCGGGACTCCCTTGGCTGCGCACGGGAGGATCAGGTCAACGCTGGGCTTCTTGTCCCCAGTGTCTACCCAGACACGAGGCGCGCCGGACGTTACCCGCCCACTCGCGTCGGGCAGCCACCGCGCTGGCTGCTTGCGCCAATACACAGAGTCCATGGCCAGCCACAGGTCTGGCTCCAGGAACTCGGCGGCGCGGTTCACGGAAATGCACTTCGTCCCCGCGTCACAGAGCCTCTCGGCGCGCGCCCAGTCGAATCCCCTGAGGCTCGGCCCTCCCCCTACGATCACGCAGGGGGAGCCAGACCACATGCCGTCACGAAGGGCCATCGGAGCACTCAGGCACGCAGTCGGGACCGCCGCAGTTGTCCGCGATGCTCAGTCCAGACGCCTCGATCCAGTGCGCGATCTCTTTCAGCGTCACCCTGCCGAAGTTGCGGCACTTCAGGTGATACAGGCACACCTTGGAAACGCTCTCCGGGCTGACTTGCCAAAGCCCGTCCGGACTCATTCGGCCAAACCCGGCACTCTCCAGGCACCTCCCGGCGCGCACAGACAAAGGCCTCCGCTCCCGCGGCGCATCTGGAACCGCAGGGGCGGGCCACAGGAGATTCGCCACGTTTAGCGCCACCTGCGGTTCCATCTTCGACTCAATGCAAAGCCGCAGCGCTGCCTCTCGAATCCACTCATCGCGCTTCACCACCCACCTCCTCTACCCCTACCGTCCCACCAATCCCCACCGCCGCCCCACGGGCTAGGCTCAATCTCGTACTCAATCCCCCTCGTGCCCAGCATGTCGTTGAACACTCGGACCGCGTAGGCTACGACGTCAGCGACGTCCTTGTAGCGGCCCGCCGGGAACTGCAAGAGCTCGGCCTCGACGTCCGGGAGCCACGCCGCTCCCTCTGCGAAGAAGAACCGGCCGCCTTCCATGAACGCGACCGCCGGGTGCGCGCGACTGACCTTGTCCTTGTCTGCTTCCAGCGCCCTCACTGGAATACCCTGAGACACCGCCACCTGGAGCAGGTGCAAGTGCCATGCGGTCTTCTCGGCGTGGAGCTGGTAGCCGTCCTGGTGGAGCCTCTTGAGCGTCGAGAGGATCGCCGGCCCGTCCATTTGCCCGCGACTCAGTCCGACCATGAAGAGCCGCTTGTATTGCAAGTCGGCCAGGAAGCACCCGAACGCGCTGGTATCCGCGTACGTCTTCTCCACTACAGCCAGGTCCGCGGTGACGAACGGGATCAGTCCAGCCCGCGCCAGTGGCTTGGCCCCGCCCGGCACTTCGATATGGTCCGCGAAGACGCGGGCGTAGCGGAAGTGCTCCCGCTTGTAGATCGCGCCGTCTGCCCCCGTAGGCCGTCCCTGGTAGAGCGAGGCCCAGGTATGCGCGTCTCGGGCCTTGATCCGCTCGAGCTCCTCGAGCGGGAACAACTCCGGGCACAGTGGCTCCCCGGGCTTCCTTCCCATGGGGTCGTCGGCCTCGGCAATGGCCGGGAGGCGAATGATCTTCCAGCCCTCCTTATCCAGTCCGCGCGCCTTCCTGTCCTCAAGGCGCCCGATCGGGTCGTCATGGTGCCACCTCGTGGCGATCATTGCGGCCTTGCCGGTCTTGGTGAGGCGCGTCAAGGCCACCTTCATCAGCCAGTTCCAGGTCTTGTCCCGGATCGTCTGTGACTGGGCCTCCTCGTCGTCCTTCAGCAAGTCGTCGAGAATGAGCAGTTCGGCCCGCTTCCCGGTCACCGGGCCGCCCCGGCCGACCGCCCGGAGGTAGCCCGACCGCTTCGAGCGCTTCGCTACAGCGTCCCAACGGTGGACGTCCCACGCCTCCGACTTCGCTCGGGGGCTGACTTCGACTCCGAAGACCTCATTCCCGTGGAGCGCGAGCAGTTCTTTGCTGACTTTCGACCATTCCAGGGTCAAAGAGGCCGCGTAGCTGGCCTGAATGACTCGCGCGCCCGGGTTGACCCCGAGGAACCATGTCACGAAGAACTTGGAGAGAAACTCCGACTTCCCGTGGCCGGGGGGCACCGAAAGGGCCATATAGCGGTCTGGGCCGCGCAAAAACGAGTCAATCTCCTGGCAAAGCCACCGAAGCCAGGCATAGGGCACCCAGGCGCCCTCAGAGGCGTAGATCCCCCACAGCGCAGGGTGGCTCTTGGCCGCCTCTGGGGACGGCAAAACGAGGCCTTCGGCTGCCGCCATGCGCTAGGCCAGCTTGATCCCGAAGCGCTTGGCGGCCTCGGCCGGCGTCTCTCGGGACTTCGGCGGCGCCACTTCGGTCGGGTCTTGAGTGGTCGGCACCACCGTCTTTGGCCCTCGCCGCTTGTCTACTCGGTCCAGCAGGAGCTTTGCTGCCGCCACTCGAGCGGTTCCTGGCTGCTCCTCGTCGTCCACAATCGCCCGCGCCGCCTCGAGGGCTCTCTCCTCGTCTGGGTCTGCCGGCCCCGGCGGTGGGAGTGCGGCCCTGCGCCGCTCGAGCTCGCGCACGAACGCCGGGTCTTTCACCAGCTCCTTGACGTGCTTCCTGCTGTAGCCGCTTGCCTTGGCGGCCTTGGTGTTGTTCGGGTCTTCCAGGAGCGCCCGGAGCAACTTTTCACGCTTCGTTGGGTCTACGTCACCAGCCAAGGTGGCACCTCCATGGCACCAAGGTATACGTAACCCACGACAGCCCAGATTCTCCCGGTGGCACCTATTGGCCGGGGAGA